GTTCTCGATTGCTATGTACCCCCCACACTGTCCCAACACAAGGTGCAAAGCTACATTCGATCATTGGTGTCGCGTGCTGCGGACTCCATATCTCACACGGGGAAGAGGGTAGGGCAAGAAGTGAAACCGGAGGAGTGCATCTACTCGACTTGCTTTCTCACATATGGAAAGGAGATGATTCTGAGAGGAGCCTACCTACCCACCATTCTCAAGTACATATCCCGATTGTTTCCCTCCACCACCAGCGATGCCCCCAGCCTTTACGAGATGATGTCCAGCATATCCTCAGGCGCCTCGGGAGCCACAGAACGGGGAGACTGGTCCTATCCTGTCTATTACACTGCCAAGGCAGTGGAGAGCCTAACCCTCCAAAGGGAAATGAAGAGATCCACCTTCCACGGTGAGCAAATAAGGGAAGAGATGACCAGGCTGGCAGGAGGATGGAAGGGGGAGGGGCAACAAATCCGACACCAGGATCTCCTCGAACTAAGCTTGGCTGTCCCTGCCAACCTAGGAGGCCTCCCTGTCACCACTCTTCCGGAAATCATGTATCGGGGACACTCGGACCCCCTGTCCTCATCCCTTTTCCACCTTTGCCTGCTCTCCCAGAGTGAGCTGGTGCGTCGATATAAGCAGGTGATTTGGAAGGGATGGCTCTTCAAGGCTTCTCCTGACCCCGTAGGGCTAATTCAGGACCCCTACTCTCTTCCTCTGTCCTTGCCCAGCCCCCCTTCCACAGCGGTCGCGTCTGTCACCTCGGCCCTCCTGCCTCGCATTACCGAAAATCAGCAGTTTGCAGAGCTCCTGGCCAAAGCAACCCAGGACGAAAAGGACCGACTGTGTGAGTGGCTGGGGTCTATGCGTCCCTTCTATCCTAAAATAGCCCACGACCTGTATAAGTCTTCCCTAGTGGGCCTCCGAGACACCTTCTCTCGGCGTTTCTCAAACACCCGGACTATTTTAGCTCTTGGGAGGAGGGGGGGAATAGCGATCCACCAGACGTCACTGCGTGCAGATCTCCGATACGTAAAGCAAGTCTTGTTTAACCTCCACCTAGTGTGGAAGGTGAACCCCGACTCCCCTCTCTTCCGCACGTCCGATCTTTACCGGGTGGCCTCCGCTTTGAGATCCACCTGGCTAGGGGGACTCCCACTGGAGGGGGTAACAACTCTCCCCCCCTTAGCAAGCGGCCAGTTGGTCTGGATCCCCAACCCTCAAGTCCCTGATCTAGAAAGACCCAACCTGGTAGGCCTTGCCCTCTCCAGTCCTTCCAATGTGTGTGGATCCACCCGAGGGCCGATCAACCCCTACCTCGGATCAGCTACCTCTGACAAGTCAGTGGCCAAGTGGGTCCGTCCTGTTGACTCCTCTCCCCCTCTTCAAGATGTGCTCAAGGTCCTCTCCATTCGCTCGATGATGACCTCCGCGAACACC